CATCGGTACATCCTGCCGTTGACAAATTAATCGCACTATTTACCGCCTTTACTGCGTTTTTCGTGCTCTGGCCAGCTGAAATAGCCTGATACGTCTGTTCTGCGACATCCTTTGCCGCTACGCCTGTCTTATCTGATGTGGCCATGATCTGCTTTTCCAGTTCTTTCATAGGAACTTGCGAGCTATCTGCAATCGTTGCTACTTTCGCCATACCACTTTCAAAATCCATGTATGTTTTCCCTGCCGCAACCCCGACTGCTGCGAGCGGTGCTGTAAATGCTTTTGTCATTCCGGATCCAGCTTTGCTTAATCCGGCACCTACTTTTTGGAATTTCCCTCCGATCTGATTCGCCTTGCGCTGCTGCGCAGACATACGCGCTATCGATTTATTTATGCCAGGCGTAAATTCGTCCTTATACCTCAGCACGGCTTCTATTACCCTTACTCCCATTTATGCCTCCATGATTTGTTCTAACTCCTGGTTCTCTCTATTTCTATCCTCAACATATTTTTTTAGAAGGGCCCGTGTTACCAACTGCTCCGCATCAGACATTTCAAAGTATACGCTCGGCTTCCATTTGAAATAACGGAAAAGGAGGTAGTATATTTCTACCTCCCAATCCGTTTCTATCAGTTTTTTATTGCGTCCTCCGTATCCTCGTCATCGTCCATCCCGCATAGTCCCATAATTTCATCAGAAATTTTTGTAATTTCTGTGTCAAATAGCCGTTCTGCCAGGTCTTTCGGTGTCTGCGCTCCAAAATGAGTCTGCAGATCCTTGTTTTTCATGTCCGGTTCTTTCATTCCTTCTACGATTACCATCAACTGTGCATCAATGGACCGTTCAAAATTATAATTCCCTTTTTTATCCATCTGAATCGAGAGCAACTGATTTAATCTCCGCTTTGGGATGCTCTGGATCGTGATTTCTACCGGATCCATGCTTCCAGTCAGCTCTGTAAGCCTGTCTGATTTCAGTTTTTTTGTTTTACGTTCCATCAGTTTCGATGGATCTGCCTCCATTAATTTATCAATTAAGTTCATGTGTCCTCCTATGCATCATATGGCTGTGTGAATGTAGTATCTATGGTGTCGATCAGATCCCAGTCATCAAATGTAAATGCGATTGACTCTTCTCCCAGTTTTCCTGCTTCGAAATCAACTAGTGTCAACTCGTCAAAACTACAATTTTTCAGTAATACTTTTTCTGCTCCAAACGAATCAGGGTCTGCTAATTTTGATATAATATTGCACTGCGCCTGTTTTCCCTGTTTTAATGCAGTGTTAATCATTTTCATGATATACGATCTGACTTTATTGCATTTTAAAGTGCCCTTTCCTGATATTCCTGTAACTTTCTGTCCTTTTCCTAATTTCCGTACCATCTGCACATCTGATTTATCGATGCTTACTTTTGCTTCCAGCCCGGTTACTTCTGCTATATATTCGTCATCAACCCATACCTCGCCATAGGTTCCGTTGATCACTCGCTCGGCTCCGTAAATGTTCTGCATCTTAACCTCCTGTTAAATCGCGATATTTACTGTAATATCTTCCATCGCCTCAACTATTTTTACTGTTGCTTTTAGGTAAACCTCTGTTCCTGTCAACGCTGTTTTTATTTCATAATCTGACATATCTGCCACCGCATATTTATTCTTTTTAAGCCATGCGCGGTTTGCATCTAAATCTAGTTCGCACTTTCCAGACTCTAACGCACCTTCTGTAATCATTTTTTCAAAATATGCATTGATAGCCGTCACCAGCAAAGTCTTATTGTCGTACGTATTTTCATACTTTCCGATATAGTTATCCTCTGCCATCCGGCGAATGTCGTATTCGATCAGGTCCATGGTTTTTACAACACGTATCTTTTTCCATACATCTGACTTTCCATCCGTCTTACTGGTGAGCGAATTCACCCCTCTGGCCACTTTCACTTTTTCTCCATCCCAGAAAACAATAAACTTGCCAGCGTCAATTGCTGCAGATACTTCTGAACGTTTTTTGTGCTCACATGCTGCAAGTTCCGGAAGTGTACAGAATGTTGCTGACGCATTCAGTGGGACGCTTGCAACCAGTCCAGCGATCCTTGCGCAGTATTTTTCTGCCGTATATGTCTTTCCATTGATGTCTGTAACGGAATCTGTAGCGTAATTGATTACTCCCACATAGTCAGAATTTGTATCTGGCAGTACCAACTGTATAGTTGATAGATTATTTTCTTCCCGTTCCGATTTTAACCAATTCACAACTTCTTCTGTCTTATTATCCTCTGCGATTGATGGAATCGCTAAAAAATCCACATCAGAAGACAGCATGAATTCCAGTGCGTCTGTATAGTCCACTGATTCGCTTGCCTTAGGAATAATGTATGCCTCGACTTTCCTTGTCCGTTGATCTTCTGCATACCCAAGCAGAGCCAGCCTGATCTGGTCTTGGTTGTCTGCTGATAGCGTTCCTGGGATGTCTGCCTGTGTGGATACCACTACAGGATTTGTATCAGGTACGGTATCTTTTAAAATCAGCCCAACCACTCCATGTTCTGCTCTATTTGCTGTTGTTTCTGCTGCCTCTTTGAACAGCACAGTTACTGATGGTAATCCCATGATTCTCCTCCTACTCTAATTTTGTTTCATTTACTACATGTTCCATAGTCTGCAGCTGTGCTGCTTCTGCTGTCATATCGTGATATTCTAAATCAAACTCTATTTCCAATATGTTTTTCGCAGTCCCAATATAGGAATATGTGAATCCATCTGCCTTTAAATAACGCATCTGTGCAGAATCCGGATCTTTCACCGGCAATACAAATCTATGCTTATGGTTTTTCTTTCCCACATTCGTCAGCATTTTCCGTATTGCGCCAACCTTCTCATACTGGTCAGTTTCATTGATTTCTTTTTGGAAATAATCGATCATCATGTTATACTTTTTCAATACTGTATTCGCACCAGCATCTTCTTCTGAAAGCAATAACAGGTTTACGAAAAAACATGGCGGTATATATCCTTCTGTCACCTCGATGCCATACCGGCGAATATCTGGCCATCTGACTTTTAGCAGCTCATTTACCGCTTTTTTCAATGTTTTCTCTGTGATCATAAATTATGCCCCTCCAGCGATTTATCCCGCACTCTTTTCATTGCTGCTTCTAAGTGTGGTACGATTTCCTCTGATTCCTTTTTAACCGCCTGGATCCCTGGTACAAATCCTTTCGTACGTCCACCGTCTGAACGGTTTACTTTCCTTCCGTATTGATCTCTTGTTGTGTATGGCATTACAATCACGTGCCCGTCTTCAATCAGATGCCAGTGTGGATTTTTCCCATGTTTTTCGCCGGAAAATTCTGCCTTCAGATCAATGCCCTTTCCGGAGATCGGCATCGAAAATCCGCTCGTCAGATTGTCATCCGAATCCACCTGGCTTTTTACATCTTTTCGGATATCTCGCAGAAATTTGTTTCTTACTTTTCGCATTTCTTCTTTGGCTATAACTGGGGCTTCTTCCACCGCTGCTGCCAGATCTTTTTGTAGTTCCTCAAATCCAATCAGCTGCAGTCCGGAATCTTTATAAATTTTCAATGACGTTCACCTCATCTGTCTGCTTTTCTTCTTCGCACTGCAGTTCCATATACTCATGCCTTTCGTACACATCATTGATATCCTTGATATTGAATATCCTTCCACCGTATTTGATCCTCATTTCTTCCGATATTCCCTTCAGATACCGAATTATGATTTTATACGTTGATTTTGGCCGCAGTTTCTTTGCTTCCCAGTATTCGCTACCGCGAAGCTCCCTGACCTCTGCATGCACTGTTTTGAAATCTTCCCAACCCTGTTTGTTTTGTTCTAGCTCATCTTCCTGATATGTTATCCTTTGGATTGTTATTTTTTGCCGCATCCGCCCCGCATTAACCATCATCGCTCTCACCTCCAAATTCCTTTGCTTTGTAAAGCGATGATAATGCGATGTGGTCCAGGATGGTCTGCGCTGCCATTGTTACCGGCAGCGCATGTATATTTTCTGTAGTCACGGATCCCCGATGATCATACCAATCAAGCACCAGCATTTTCACTACCAGTGCATACAGTTGATCCTTTTCTATAAATTCTTTTCCTGTTTCAACCTCACATTTTCGTATGGCGGCTTCTGTCAGTCCTTTTATTTCCTCCTCTTCCTCATCATCAACACGACAGTAATTCAATGCCGATTTCAAATATTCGTTACTGACTGACATTCACTTTTTCCTCCGTTATGCCGTTTTCTTTGTAAGTGTCACTAAGCTATTCACATCAATCACTTCACCATCTGCGATCATTACCGCTTTGGTTTTCTGATCTTCTGTGTCCCAGTCCTCCTTCTGGGATACGCGCATTGCGTAATTTGTATTCAGCATATAATCTTCCATGCGGAAAATGCATGCCACTACTGTATCCTGTGTCAACGTTGCGTTGATTGATGTCATATAATCGTTGCAGATTACCTTTCTGCCCAGAAGACTCCGTTCCGGC